TAGCTAACGTCACCGGCCTGCAAACCGCATTAAACAACAAGGTTGACGATGGGCAGGTTCTGACTAACGTGCCAAGCGGCGCGGTTTTTACTGACACCAACACGACCTATAGCGTCGGCAACGGTGGTTTGACGCAGATTAATTTCACCAGCGCGTTGAATAGCAAGCTGGCAGGAATTGAAGCTGGCGCAACGGCGGACCAGACAACCGCTCAAATCAGCGCGATGTTGGTTAACGCTGGTTCAGTAGACGGTTTCAGCATAAGCACGTCGCCATCTGGGGCAGTCGCAAACACAATTTATTTTAGGACTTAACGATGCCCATTGCCGTAGGCGGGACTAACATTAATGATATTCGCATAGGCAGTACGGTCATCAACTCCGTGTGGGTTGGTGGCACGCAGGTGTGGTCGCGTTTATCTCTGTCTACGAATCCAGCAAGCGGGTCCAACACACACACTGCATTTAATAACGCCACTGCGTCCGCAACCGTAACCGTTTCAGCCAACGTAAGTGCAACGTGGAGCTTTAGCCTCGTAAGCGGCTCTAGCGCATTCACGACTGGCGGAAGCAGCGGCACGAGTACCTTCGTCAGACTCTCAAACAGCAACCAACCAACGTCGTATTTATTTTCTACAGTGGACGTGACCGCGACGGTAGGTGGCTCAAGCGTCACCACGCGAGTCGTTGTGCGGGCATATAAGGAATGGGATGTGAACGAGGGAGGTGGCGGTTAATGCCCTATTTACCACTTAGAAAAATCGGAAGCGGTGGGATCGTCTCAGATCTTGATCCTTACGACCTAGAACTTACTCAGTTTCCTAACGGTAACAATGTGACTTTTCACAGCGGAAGAATCGGCAAGGCACTGGGCCATAGCGTCAGAGAGTCTTTGAGCTTCGCGCCGACTCACGCCAGCGGTTGGCTTTTCGGCGGCAATAACACATTAGTTATGGGATCGCTGAACAAGCTCTACAGATTTAATGGCGCGACTGTTTCAAACGCGACCAAAACAAGTGACACCACAAATTACTCAAACAGTCCGCGTTGGCAATCCGCCCAGCTCGGCACAGCATTTTTAATGAACAATGGCTCGGAAGCACCGCAGTACATGGTCCCAAGCGGAACCCGTTTTGCGGATTTGCCGTCTTGGCCGAGCGGTGTGGTCACTAACTGCATAAAACCGTTCAGCAGTTTTTTAGTCATGACCGGCTACGAAGCGGGTTCGAGCAAACGTCCATTTACTGTGCGCTGGTCCGACGAGTACGACCCGTCCACCGTACCCGGCTCGTACGACATCACAAGCACCACGAATCTTGCGGGTGAAAACACGCTCGGCGGACGCAACGGAGAGCTTGTCGATCAGCTCGCGCTTAACAACAGCAATATAATTTACGCCGAGCGCGGTGTGTTTGCGATGGACTTCATCGGCGCGCCCTTTGTGTTCTCGTTCAGAGAGCTTTTTGCAGACGATGGGATCATAAATCGAGGTGCTTGCGCTGGCATTCCAAACGCGCACATCGTAGTCGGGCAGAACGACATTTATCTGCATGATGGATCTCAAAAACGAAGCATTGTCGATAATAAAGTGCGACGCACTTTTTTCAACGACCTAGCCGACACTCGCTCAGTCTTTTGCCAAACGATCCCGGACACGACTGAGGTGTGGATCTGCTACGCAGATCAGGACGCCACCGATTCGCAATCTGCGAATCGCGCACTGGTCTATAATTGGCAGCAGGACGCATTCACTTTTATCGACCTGCCTAACGTAAGGTCTTTGACTGTCGCAGATAAAATGGACGTCAGCGGGAGCTGGGGCAATGCCGATATGGGAACTTGGTCCACCAACAGCAAGTATTGGTCAAACGTGAGCCTGAGCACACAGGCCAATAACATTAAGGTGTTTGGTGCGGACTATGTTGCAAGCAAAATACGGCTAATGAACGACACAAACGGTTTAAGTGGCGGCACTATGCAGGCGTTTTTGGAGGCGACGAAGATTGATTTGGATCAGGTATTGGGCAAGCCAACGCAAAATATCAAGCAGCTAAATGGCATCATGCCTCAAATCGAAGGCACTGGCATAGTCACCGTGCAGGTCGGTATCAGCGACGCACCACAGGATGGTATTCGTTGGCAGGAGTCAAAGACCTTCAATGTGGAGAGCGACCATAAGATTGATTTTAGGAGCAGCGGACGTTACTTCGCGCTTAGAATCGAATCTGACTCAGCCAGCGACTTCTGGCGATTAACGGGATTGGACATCGACGTAAGCGAGGTGGCAAGTCGGTGAGCTATATACCGTCGAATACCTCGGCTAGCACAACAAACGGGCTGCGTAGCTGGCTCGTGCAGGAACTTAACAGGATAGCTAACGGTTTTACCGTGGCGGCCCAAACGACAACAGTGCCGGTTATAACCGCAGAGCCTTCAAAACCGATTATCGGTCAAGTGGTATTCGCTGACGGGACGGCATGGAACCCCGGTCAAGGTCGTGGGTTGTATTACTACGACTCTGCCTGGACAAAAATAGCATAGGAATATAACGATGGCATTATTTGGAATAGGCGGAAGCAAGTCAAAAAGTAGCTCTGACAGTAACGCTAATACTTTTGTCGATAGGGATCAAGCGCCATACTTAAGCGACGTAAGGTCGCAAGCACAGAGGCTTAATTCTTCTGGGATGCCAGTGGAGGGAGTCGCAGGGATAAACAACAACCTAAAAACGACGCTTAACGACCAGTATTCCGGTGGCAACATGATAGCCAACGCCGGAGGCCATATGGGGCAAATGGGAAATCACATGGCCGAACGAGGGTACGGAGGCGCGATGGACTACGCCAACCGCGCTATGGGCAGTGGGCCAACCCAAGGTGCAGGCTTCGCATTCGGCACTGGAAACAATTACGCAGGCGGCGCTCAGGGCTTTGATGCCGCTCAGGGCCGTGGCGCTGATTTTCAAATGGCTAACCAGATGGGCAACAGCGCTTCTACAGCAGGGCCCGCCAACATGAACTCCGCTGTCAACCAAGGTTTTGACCAAAACAACCTTGGCAACTACATTAACAACGACGTTTTGAATGGACAAATTAACGCAGCGACTCGCGACATCACGCGCAACCTAAACGAAAACCAACTCACAGGAAACGCCGCTAACGCAGCCAGTTCGGGAAACAGCGGGTCAAGTCGCAGAGCGGTAATGGACGCGATTTCCACGCGAGGCGCGAACGATAGATCTGCGGATATTGGTTCGCAAATGCGCGGTAACGCATACAACCAAGCACTTGGCATCGAGGCCGGGAGAGCCAGCCAAAACGCTGGATTTCAGCAGGGGGCGAATCAGGCGAACGCGGGGTTTATGCAAAACTCCAACCAATTTAACGCGGGTCAGCAGAATCAAATGAGGTCGCAGGGTTTCACGATGGGCGGGAACCAATTACAAAACAATCTAAGTCGTCAGCAGCAGGCCGATCAATTTAACTCAGGGCAATATAACCAAGCCCGACAGTTTGGCACTGGCGTAGGTCAAGGGGCGTTCAACTCCAACACATCAAACAACCAGTTTGGCGCGGACATGGCCTTCCGAGGCGGAGGAGCCGGTGTCGGAATGCAGCAGACGGGGGCTGGCATGATCGGCGCTGGGCTAGATCGAGCGCAGGGGTCAGGTCAGTATGGGCGCGACTACGAGCAGCAGCTAATGAACCAGCAATATCGACAGGGTATGGCGCCATATAACTCGCTCAACTTTTACAATCAAATCGTTGGTGGGCCTAACAACCTGTCTAATTCATCAGCATCAAGTAGAGGGAGCTCGAGCTCCTTTAACCTTTCAGTCTAGGGATAACAGCACATGGCAGGCCAAATTTTTGACGTTGCAAGAGGCAATTTTGAGCTTGGGGACGAGGCTGCTCTATTGGAGCAAACACGCGCACAGTCTGGTGGGTACGACCCCTCTATTTCTCTACGAGGCGCTAACCTCACGCCTACTACGCAGGAACAAGCAAACGCTATGTCTCGTGCGGGGATGGATCAGCTAGACGATGGCACTTTTGCAGACCCCTACCTGAACATAGCGAGGAACAGAGACGCCCGTTATACGATGATGAAGGACAGGGACAGAGAGCAGCGTGAAAAAATGGCAGACTCTGTGCTGTTTAAAGTTGGAGACACATTGGCTGACACTGGGCGAATGTTTTTGTCTCCGTTGTTTTGGCTGAAGGGCCAAGACACCACGCAGTTCGACCCAAGCGAAAGATTAAAAACCGGGTATACAAATCAGTTTCATGCGCTTGAGGGTCTACGAGAGGCCAACGTACTGAAATTCATGCAGGGTCGAGAGTCTCGAACACTGGCGGCAAACACATTAGAGATAAACCGCCGGAATTCAAATCAATCTGGAATGTCTACTGAGGCGAAGCAATTACGCAGCTTTGCGGCTTCAAGCCCTGAAAGAATGCAAATGCTGAACGACGGCACAGGTGCAAGTCACGACCAATTACAAAAAGAGTTTATGCTTACGCAGGGGAATGCCGTTTCTCTCTTAGATACAACAGGTGGTCAGTATATTTTAGCTAATAATCAAATGACCGAGGTAAAGGACGCAGGCAAAAACTACTTAGATAACACCAAGGTCCACAGGGAGGGGGTTAACCAGGTACGGACGCTTTTAGCGGCGCTGTCAGCCGACACTCCAATATCTGACATCGCGGCTATATTCTCGTTTATTAAATCTGTAGACCCCGGCAGCACAGTAAGAGACAGTGAAGTTAAATTGTTTGCAGACACCCTGAGTTTGATGAAAAAGTTTGAGCAACAACTAAATAAAACTCAAACAGGTAAAATTTTAGGCGTGCAGCAAAGCAAAGACCTTAGATCTTATGCAGAGGTTTTAGGTAATATTTTTGCAAACAAAATTAAAGACGAAAACGCTTTAGCCCGTGGGCGCATGACATCCCAAGGGTTGGACAGCCGCGAGTTGCAGAGTCAATACATGGGCTCGTCTGCTGAATTTAACACTACATTTGGAGCCGAGGCGCAAGCCGCGCCGAACGGTGACATTAGTGGCAACCTGTCTGTTGAAGACCTTGCTGCGTTTGGAATTGTCGAAGAAACATAACAGAGCCCTGCACAAAATCCTATTCCGCCATACTAATTGAGTCAGTAATGCCAACATTAAATGAACTTGTAAAAATTTACGATAGCCAACTAGGTCAAGATCCTGCGGCAGATGCGAACAGGATGCAGATCATACAGAGAGAGATGCAGAGAAACCCAGGTGCAATTGACGACTCTCGTGGCGCAAGCGCAGGGATAAGAGCTTTGGTTGGCGGAACCCGACAAGAAGACAAGCTGGCTACGCTACAGTCACGCTACCCAGAAGCTATCCCCTATGGCCCAGACGGAGATAACTACCTCGCGGTCAACCGCCGCGACGGGCAACCGTTTTTGTACAACAATACGGGGTTCGATCTTGGTGACGTAGCAGAATATGGTCGAGAGATAACAACAGGTATCGCCGGTGTTGGCGCGGCTGTGGCGACATCGCCCGCCGCTGCAACTGGTGTTGGCGCAGCAGCGCCCTACGTCGCAGGCGGCCTTGCCAGTGCTGGAGCGGGAGCGCTGTACGACGCGGGGATGGAACACTTATATGACAGTGTTGACACCCGCACGATGGGCGAACAATTTGAAGACTACACAGTGGAAGGTGTTCTTGGAATGCTTCCAGTAGACAAGTTAGCTGCACCACTTTCAAATTTAGCTCGCAAATTTGTAACTGGCCCATCGCAGGATGCGGTACGGAAAGTTGTAGAAAAATACGATATTAAAGCCACCGCTGGAACTGTTGGTAATGGGATGCTGCAAAGTTTTGAGGCGGGTACTCAAAGAGTTGGCGCCGCTATGGAAAACTTTAGAGTTGCAGCAGAAGAAATGTACGGAGGCATTGAAAAAGTAATTGAAGCCAGTTTTGATTCTATGGGAGGAAGAATAACCAGGCTGACCGCTGGAGAAAACGCGGTTACTAAAGGTCAAAAATTTATTACGACGTTTCGATCAGAAGCTGATGAGTTGTATAAAGCCGTGGACGAGTTTATTCCAGGTGATACGGCTATTGTGCCTGACAATTTGTATAACACCGCAGGCTCGATGTTAGGGAAAGACGCTCTAGGTGAACTTTTTGAGCCCAACCTGGCGCGACGAATATTTGAAACCATCAATGGTGACGGCGCAACCGCATATGTCACAACTACGTATGCCAGCTTGGCGCAGATACGGTCTCAGATAGGTGAGCAAATAGCCGCGAAAGAAGTTGTTGGCCCCGGCAACGTGGGCCTGGGCAATGCTAAAAAACTCTACGCCGCCATAACTGAGGACATGAAGTCCATCGCACAGAACCAAGGTGATGACGCTTTTGAAGCTTGGAACCGAGCTAATGAGTTCTACAGAGCAGGCAGCAAAGCTATCGACGATGTAATCGTTCCCAACATGACCACAAAAGGTGGGTCAGAGTGGCTTGGCGGTGAAAGCGTCATGGACAGGCTTGCAAAGCTAATATCAAAAGAGCCAAAGAAACTGGCAGAAGCTAAAACCTCTGGCGTTTTAAACGACGATGATATGGCCGAGATAGGCGCCGGAGTGCTTGCAGGTTTAGGTAAGGGAACTCCAGGCAGCGTGCAAGTGGAAAAAGACATCCTGTCGCCTACTCGGTTTAACACGCAGCTAGGCGCTAAGGTCATGCATGAAGAATCTAAAGATATACTGTTTGGAAAAACCACAAACGAAATATTAGACGATCTAAGAGTCCTGGGTGCGCAGCTAAAGGAAACAGACCAATTGGTAAACCGATCCGGCACAGGTAACGCAAACGCATTTGGCGCGGGGCTAGGCGTCATGGGCGCGGCTGTTGGTCAGCTTGCAACGGGCGATGTCGCCACTGCGGCAGTCATGGGCAGCAGTGCTTTCCTTGGTGGTGTCGTCATGCCGTACCTCACGTCCAAAGGGATACAGTCCAGGCCTTTTGTTAACTGGGTTACGGAGGGTACAAAAAATGGCACTGGCAAAGAGTGGGTACGAGCGGGTGCGCGCATGGCAAGCAAAGAAGGTTTAATGAACGTATATGAGGGTATTGTCGAGTACGTTGAGGGCAACACAGGCGCTAATAAAGAGACCAGTGGTGGTCTACTAGAGGATATATAGATGGGACTTTTAGACGTTATCAACAGCGCCAGGGAAATGAAAAATGATTTTGTTTCTTCTTTGAAAGGGCCAGGCAGCGCCTACGCAAGGGCAGAAAACTTTAAGGGAGATCTGCTCAACCAGCCCATGCGCGACATCGGTTTTGGTGACGCCCAACAAATACTAAAGCCCCCGCAAGCGATTAGCTTTGACGATGGCACGGCGCAAAACGCAGGCTTGCTAATGCAGCAGCAGCAAAAAAATATCGGCGCATTCAACCCCAGCGCAGGCTTGATAGATCTAGGAAACATATCCCTAGAGACGCCTGACTTAACGGGCATCTACGGTCCTAATCAAGACGAGTATTTGACTCCAGTTCAGCGCGAACAAAAATTGGTGGCCGATGACAACTACGGGGTATTGCAGGACGGGCCTGATAACACAAACAACGCTAACCCCTATGACGGCTTATTGAGGATGTTTTGAATGACAACACTATACGCGACCCATCTACAGCGAATGCTCAACAGAAGAGATAACCCATACATGATGGATCTTCGTCCTGACCGGCAAGCCATGGACCCCAACCTCGGGCCTATGCAAACAATACAGGCAGAAGGGTCTAGCTTGCGCAGCGGTGCGTACTCGTTAGCGGGAGAAGCACTTGGCGGAGGTAACGAAAACTACCAGCAGGGTCAAAACCTTGTAGAGGCGTCGGAATTTCTACCTGTCGTAGGAGGCGTCGCAGCAGCAGGCGACTACGCAGACGCCGTTCGCGCTGGCGACCCGGTGGGCATGGGCATAGGCGCCGTTGGCCTGGGGCTATCAATGATCCCTGGCGGCAAAAAAATCAAAGGCAAACTAGACGAAGTTGGAGACGCCGCTAAAAAAGCAGTAAACGATTACAAGCAAGAAGCTGCTATGGATGGTTTGCGCCAGGCTGCTAACCGGCAAGAACTTGTAGGTAAATCCAAAGATCGCGTTGGAACTACCGGACAGTACGTCGGAGCTCCGGCAGGAGTTGACACTCCAGAGAAGCTGGAAGAGCTCAGAGAAAACTACATTCAAAAAGTTATTAAAGGTGTGGACGGTGCGGATTGGTACGACGATTCCTCCGCCTACCTCTACGGCGCCGCGCCGCGAAACGCTGGTGGCAACGAACCTCCAGAGCTCGCTGCTCAAAGAGCCACCGACACCATCGCGGTGACGAGTCAGGGCACAAACGTAGACACTAATTTAGGATTTACTGTCAAGGCCATGAACCAGCGCGCCACAGGGCAGCCTGTTGAGACCGGCAGGTTCCCCGCCTCTCAGAGCCCAAAGATTGAGCAAATTCTAGACGGCGAGGTTCCAGAGCTCGGTCCAAAGATCGGACCTTTCGCGGAGAACAACCAAGTTAGCTGGAACCCAGAGCTCGGCACTTCCCCCGTAAACGACATATGGAACGGCAGAGCGTTTGGCTATGTTGATAAGGATGGTAAGCCCTGGGACGCAGGATTCTCGCCACAGCAGCACGCCTTCATGGATGAGCAAACTCAGATAATAGTGGACACCTTAAACGAGCGGAAGGCAGGAGGCAGATCAGATTGGAACGCGTTAAACAGCCAAGCCGCTGCGTGGACGGGCGCAAAGATTGACGCAGGCAATATTAATCCACAAGACGCGGCGATGCACTACGGTGACTTTGGTGATAAATACGCAGCGAACGCCACGAGTGAGCAAATCCCAGGAGCGGGTACAGGACAGCTAGACGGTATCGTGGATCAGCCCTACCAGGTGCGCGAAGACTTCACTAACGACCCGAGGTCCACTTGGGACAACGAGGCTGGGCAAGACTCCATGTACTCGGGCGCTGGGATGTTAACCGAGCCCACTAATCGTAACGTCGGTTCCTACACCCCTGAATCAACTGGCGTCCTGGAAATTAACCCAGGTTCAGTAGCTCGACCATTGGTTCAAATGGAAGACATCAACAAGTCCAAAGCGTTGAGCTCGAGGGACGAGGGAATCCTCAACACCGTCGAGACGTCAAGAGCATTTGTTGATGTGCAGAACGGGGGCGCCTGGCACAAAATAATTCCGGGGGCGAAAGCTGGAGAGCAAAGTGCCCTGGCTATCCAGATGACGAGCTCGCCAACTGAAGAACAAATGTTAGCGGTGACAAAGCTGGCAGAAGACAACGGATTCATAGCTGTAGACACAGGCCAAGGCATTAACTTCATTAACGACACCTACAGTGACATTGGCTCTGCAAGAACTGGCACAAGTTTAGGCAAGCAGCTCAAGCAAGGTCAGGTGCTAGACGCAGACAAAAATATCGTCAAGCAAAGCCCGTTCGTGCAGGACATCCAAAATATTTTAGGCGAAGACACAAAGCTTGACCGAGTGAAAATTGACTCTAACTATCTAAGCTTCGACGATGCGTGGCGAGCTGGTGAAGGCAGCGGCGCAGCTACCGACCAATTTATTGAGGAAATCCAAAAGAATAAAACTTTGAGGGATAGCCTCGAGCCCACGATTAGATCGAAGGCCGCAGCTAATATGGCGCGTGACGCTGAAGTGTCCGCCAGTACCGGGATGCCGATACGGGAGGATGTTCAGAACGCCAGGCGCATTCTCGTCGAGGGCGGCATTGAGGCGCTTATGAAAGCTCGAAAAGCAGGCGCTATTCTTCCTGCGGTGTTTGTCGCGGTTCTTGCGGGGACTCAAGTGGAAGACGAACAAGAGCAGCCCGGTGGTTTGCTGATGGAAACCTCTTAACGCGATTGATGGCGCGAAGGAGATCCATCTCTTCGCGCTCTGTTCTTGGGCCTTCCCATATTTTTCCACCACCAGGTAAATCTTTATATGGCATTTTTATTCTCCGTAGAAACAATTCTTTGTTGCACTGGCAACTATAGCTTGTCGAGTCTTTAGATGATAGCTGAAATATCCGCCATCGTAGCCGGTGTAAATATAGCCAGCAACGCCCTAAAGCAAGCGGCGGCAAGCTGCGATGATCTAAGTACTATCGGAACCTTCCTATCGAAGCTCGGCGGAGCTGAGGTGGAACTAGCCAAAGCCCAAAATCAGGGAGGGTTGAGCGAAGCAGACGCCGTAAAAGCCGCATTAGCTCGCAAGCAAATCGCAGACACGATGCAGGAGGTGAAAGATCTGTTTACCGTCAGTGGCAACGGCGCCTTGTACCAACAGTGTATTCAGGAAATGGCAAATGCTCGAAAGGCGAAGCAACAAGAATTGGCTATGGCGGCTGCAAAGAAAAAGCAAATGATGAAAGAAATCAGAAATGTCGCGCTAATCCTGATCGCTTGCGCTACTTTTTTACCGCTAATCATCTGGGGAATAGTGTCGCTTCTCTTGAACAGATAACCCCCCTCCTAAATTTACTGCACCAAATTTGCACCATTGCCTCGTAAGTCATTGATTTAATTGAGGCCCCCGGTTGTCCCATATAACCTAATTTTTTTGATTTTCTATCATTTTCAATCACTTAGCATAATTATAGTTAACACAATCAACCACTTAAACCCCCGCCCGATAACGCGTGATCGCTTTGGTGCTATTTGGGACTGCACCATTGACTGCACCACACCCCCCGGTATTGACAACCCGGAGTTGTCCATACACTTAAAGTGTAGTACCTTAAGTAACTGTCGAAACTACACAAGGGGACCGCAATGGCGACAATCATAAAACGTGGGGACAACTTCCGGGCTCAGATCCGCCAAGCCGGACAGCGTACCATGTCCAAATCTTTTCCTAAGAAGGCACTGGCGGATGAATGGGTGCGAGATACAGAGGCCGCTCTCTCAAAAAACACATATCGAGATGACAAAACTGTTCTGTCTGACGTAATCAAGAGTGCCTTCAGGGTTCTTAATCTTACCGGCGATAAAGCAAAACACTACAAACAGATCGATAAGCGCTTCGGCCACCTCGCGCTTAAAGAGATAACGAGAGAGGTTCTTTTTGGTTTCGTGGAAGAGCGAAAGGGTGAGGTAAAGCCAAGCACCATCAACCACACATTCATTTACCTCGGGACGGTGTTGCGATTTGCCGAGGCTTATATGCTTCTGAAACCAAATATCGAGGAATTTAAGCTAGCGAAGGAGTGGCTTACCGGCCAAGGGTTTTTGGAAAAAGCAGACAGAAGAACCCGGAGGGTAAGCGACGACGAAATGCAGGCAATCAAAGACGAGTGGATTCTGGACGATTACCAAGGTTCGTCCGCGAAGGGCTGGTCGCTGCCAGACATGATGAAATTTGCCGTCACGACGGCAATGCGGCGCGGCGAGCAGTTTTGCCTACGCTGGGACGAGTTGGACGAGGAGCAAAGAACGGTTGGCTGCTGGCGCAAGCACCCCAAAGGGAAAGTCTACAGCCGCGTGCCGCTGCTCAAGGAGGCGATGGACATTATTGATAGGCAGGAGCGAAGCAGAGATACCCTTTTTAATATTTCCTCTAACCACGCGGCTAAGGTATTTAATATTTACAGGGACAAGGCTGGTATTAAAGATTTGTGTTGGCACGACCTTAGACACGAAGGCGTTAGCAGGCTGTTCGAGATGGGAGTCTTCCAAATACCGGAGGTAGCCATGTTCTCAGGGCATCGAGACATCCAGATGCTGCACTCGTATACGCACCTGAGCGCGGAGCGTATTTCTGCAAAGCTCAAATCCAAGGGGCTATAGGTTGTTTCAACAACCTTGGGTTGTAATCTTACTCAAACCTTCAGCGCGTTTGGCGCTGAAATAGGCCTCAACTACAGCGCGGTCAGCGACACGGTGGCGACCAAGCTTATAAGTTGGACAGCAAAACCGTTCATCACTGATCGCGTTGAGCAAACTGCTTTTCTTGATTCCAAAAAGCTCTGAGAGCTCAGTCAAATTCAGATACGGTCGATCCATTCAATCCTCCAAAAATTTTGATAACTTCATAGCGCCAGCGGTGTAGCAGAAGCTGCGCGTGGTTTGCGTAAACTCTACCGTGACATTTTTCCCTTCTTTCTTACCCAGAGCTTTCCACACACTGCCATCGATCTCGATAAAATCACACGCAACGCTTCTATGCGTTGAAAAATCTTTAACGAGCACGATTGTGGAGCCCTCTGAAATTTGAGCTTCCGAGAACGTAGCAGTGAAAACACCCTTGTCTTGCTCAACCGCTTCTTCTACTGCCAGGTGACGCACACGCCCCTGGTCGATCATCATGATATCGGTGAAATGATTGTCGCCGTTAAAACTTGCGCCTATGCCTTTTGCAACCAGGTACGACATCACGGCATAGGCTGTGTGCTCGTGGCGCCGCGCAGTCATTATGTCCGTGTTGATTTCACCGTGGCCTGTGCCGAGCGCGAGCCAAGAATGCTTCACTCCTAGCACCTTCGCCAGATCCTTACACAACCTCTGACGCGGAACCGTATCCCCCGCGAACCATTTTCGTACCGCCTCTTGGCTGATGTTCAATTTCTCTGCGAGATACGTCTGCTGACCCTTGCCAAACTGCGGTATGTCATCGTTCCCGGCGCAAGCCTCTAAAAGTCTTTTTTCAAAGTTGTCCATAACAACCTCTGGTTGTATATAATTAAACGAGAGAATACTACGACAATTTAGAGTTGTCCATCATCTTTAGGAGCAAGTCTTGGGTGTCGCCTTTTTGTCGCAACACTTCTTTTACTGCCTTGTCGGCCTTCACATCGGCCAATATGTGAATTATCCGAACCGGGTGTCTTTGACCCTGTCGGTGCAGGCGAGCGTTAAATTGTTGGTAAAGCTCCAGACTCCAGGGCAACCCGTACCACACGATGATCGATCCGCCAGCTTGCAAATTTAGGCCGTGTCCCGCGCTTGCCGGGTGCGCGAGCATCACTTTGACTTTTTTCTTATTCCAGCGATCCAGTATTTTAGTGTCACCTTTAAGCAACTCTGCGCCCTTTATCCTCTGAGCAATACGTTCGGCGTCGATTTTGAAATTGTAAGCCACTAGAACGGGCTCACTTGCGGCCTCAATAATCTCCTCGAGCGCGTCCAATTTTGCGCTGTGGAGAACCTCGTGCCCTTCATCGGTATAAACCGCGCCGCTGCAAATTTGCAAAAGCTTGCCAATTTTAACCGCCGCGTTCGCCGCTAACACCTCTCCGCTTTCAATCTCTATAAGAAAATCTTTTTCCATCTGCGCGTAGGCCTTTAAGGCCTTTGGCGGCAGGGGCACTACAATATTGCTGTCAATTCTGTCTGGTAACTCAAGGTAATCTTTCGCGTCCATTCGCAAAACAAGGTCTGCGACCTTACCGTGCAATTGATCGACTTTGTCAGGGCGCATCTCAAACTGGCTCCACTGTGGATTACCAACCGGGCGGCAGTAGGCCTCCAGGAATTTACCCCTGGTATCGCCAAGTCGTTTACCTTTGTCTAGCAAATATATCTGCGGCCAAAGCTCCATTAGGGAGTTTGGCGAGGGTGTCCCCGTTAACTGAACCATTCGTTTGATTTTGCCGCTCTTCACAACCTTTCTCAGTGCCTTCCACCGCTGGCTGCTGTGACTTTTGAAGCTGCTGGATTCGTCGATGATCATAGCGTCGTAATGCCATGCGGAGCCTAAATAGTCTATTAACCAAGGAAGGTTTTCTCTGTTAATGATGTGAATCGGATTTTGTGAGTGCGCGGCTTGCTCGCGTTTTGAGGCGCTAAGGCCTGCGAGGACGGAAAACTTTAGAGCTCTGAGGTGCTCCCAGTTTGCAATTTCCTCCCCCCACGTGTGTTGCGCTACCCGCAACGGCGCCACAATAATTACTTTCTTGATGTTTCTTGACGCGAGCAAATCAACCAACGCAGTTAATGTGCTAACGGTTTTACCAAGCCCCATGTCTAGCCACAGCGCGCACGCCGCGTTATCTTTAATGAATTGCGCGGCGCGCAATTGATATTGGTGAAGCTGGTTATGCTTTAAAATAATATTTTTCCCTGCTCGAAATCTGAAACGACATAAACGTGAAACCCATGCGCTTTAAGCTGCCGGTGGATGGCGTGCTGGTAAGCGGTTGGCTGCTTGCCCGGAGCCTTGAATTCAATCATTTGGCACACGCCGTCTCGAAAAAATATGCGATCCGGCACCCCGTTTTGTCCGGGGCTCATCCACTTAAAATTGAGCCACCCCTCGGACTTTGCGTAGCGGCAAACCTTTTCCTCCAATTTTGCCTCGAGTCGATACCGGATCATTTTCGATACCTCTGAGCTTCAAAGCTTTCAACTGACATCGGCAGCCCTTTGGCCCACCGAGGCAAAGCGCACATAAGCTCACTAAACTCCTCGAGACTGCCGTGATCGTTGCGCGTGTCGGTGACAATTTCGTCGTGAACGGTTAGCACCGGGTCGTACCCAGCGTGCTCAACCAACAACAAGCTGTGCGCCAGAAGGTCTCTGGCAACGGCCTGCGTTATGCTTTGGACCAGCGAGCCGCCGTAGGTCTCAATCCATCCCCACTTATGAGTGAAGTTATTCATCCCTTGGTACTTTAGTTTGTTGTCGAAGGCAGTAGCTCTAGGGAAGCAAAGCTGACGGCCTGACGGCAAAACAAAAAACAAATCTGGCTTTGCAAAAATAAAAGTTCCGGCAAGGGTCTCTTCACTCCGACCATACCAAACGCTGTTAATTGCCGCTCGCTCAACCGCGTGCCACAAGCTCACGATAGGGCGATTAGTTTCTCGCCAATTGTCGCGGATTTTTAGCGCCGTGCCCTCGTCAACATCAGTTCCGTAGTTCGCTGCCATTTTTTGGAACGCGATTTTCCCCCCCTGGTAGCCAAGGGCTAAGACGGCTACCTTTCCTTGAAATCTTTGCTCGGAGCTGACCTCGGAGTATGGGGTTCCAAACATGCTTGCCGCTGTGACCTTATATAAATCGAGGCCGTCACGAAACGACTGCAAAACGGTCTCGTGACCCGCAAGCCAAGCAAGAACCCGCGCTTCAATTGCTGAGTAGTCGCCAACGAGAAGCCTCCGGCCCTTGCCTGCTATCAACATCCCGCGAAGGCAAGATGCAAGCAGCGCCATGGGCTCACCGTCGAGTTGCGCCGGGCTCCTATATTTCAACACCTCTATCACCGCATCGACATCGTCAACAATCGGGCGCGGGAGATTTTGAGGCTGGAAGTGCCTTCCGCTCCAGCGCCCGGTGGCTGCACCGCAATATAACGAAGTGCCGTGAGCCCTCCCATCTCTACCCAAGCAGTCGAGCATCGCTTGATACTTTTTAGTACTTGATTTGGAGAGTGCCTGGCGAATTTGCAGGAACCTGTGCACCTTTGGTGGGCATACACCCTCCATAGCGCAAATCACCGAAGCCTTATCATATGACGTCATTGTCACGCCCTGGGCGTTTATCCACTCAAGAGCTTTAGCTCGTGAGGCCGTTGAGACAAGAGCCCCTTCGGTTAACTCGTAAACCTCATTGTTGAGCGCTGGTTCTAATTTCTTAATAATCTCAATGGCGTGCTCTATATTTTCTTTATCTAAACGCACCCCGCGTAGGTTCATTTTCTGGTCTGTAATCCAGACCAACCTTTCCGTGGGATGTAAAGGGTTTAGACGTTTTCGGATCGCCCTTTCTGCAACAACATCTTGTAGACAGTATGAGTAGAGCTCTTGCAGCAGCTCTGGGTCTCGCACGCGCTCACCTTTAAATGGCTTGCACAGCCGCTGAATGAGGTATTTTCCGCGTTTGTCTTTTAAATTACTCATCACCCATCCCCATAAACTCCCCGCACTTGCCCAGCGCCCTTGGGAACGACACCGCCGCAGCCAAAGCTGCGGTGTCGTTCCATTGGTTAATGGGGACTGAGGGCCAGTGGAGCACCCTCTCCCAAATTGCTAACTCGAAGAACGAGTTCCACGCCCAGACCTCTGCGCCCTTCTCAATAAGTCGAAACAAATCGGTTGGGGCTGGCATGTCTGGGGTCCAGAGCACAGGCGGCTCGTCATCCAATGCCCAAGCGAGGCAAATAACCTCAGTCGAGCGGTGGTCTGCATAAGCAAACGCACCCGCCTTCCTGATGTCGCACTCCGAGTAGGTCTCAAAGTCTAACGAGATTTTCAAGCTAGGAACTCCTCGGCCTCCTCTGCAACGTCCTCGGCAGTCTCGCTCTGAATGGCATCAAAGCCATCCAACGCATTGCCTCCACTGCCGAAGCTGTCTCCGTCTTTGGCAAACTGAACAGCTTCTAACGAGCACAGTACGCCGCTGAAGCTGGCGCCGTTTGACCAGGCGTAAAATCGGATCTTTGCATTCACATAGCACCCTGCGTAGGGACGCTCATCTTCTTCGACTAATGCTGTTAGATCTTTGTCGATAATCGGCACACGCTTTCGGTTAGTCGCTTTTATGATGTATTTACCCTCATATTCGGCGCGGTCAAGTGTGTCGCCGTCTTGCAAGGAGTAGAACACCTTTTTCGGCAGCTTATTCCACTGCTCGGTTGCAAGTGCGCTAACGAGCTGCCTAAGCGTTGCTATGGCGGCAGCGTCCTCCTTCTTATCCAATATTAAAGTAGCCGAATACTTTGGCTGCGCGCCTGCATCGAATGCGGAGGGCTTGAACAGGCTTGGGAAGCTTAGTCGTGCGTTTTTAATTACTAGTTCGTTCATTGTATTTTCCTTTTACGGTTCTATAACTTGGAAGCCGTCCAGCGCAGTTATCTCAGCCCTTCGATCAGAAACTGGGACCAGCGATGGTTTTCCTTCCGGTTTGGTGATGAGCGATTTAAGCTCTTCGCTTTCTACACCCAGGATTTTTATGGCCTGGGTGGGTGAAATTGCTTTTGTGGTGAACACCGGCTCGTTAGTAAGCTGTTGCAGAAGTTGTAGCGCCTCTTGCTCGTTACTCCAGCGGCGGTTGGTCTTTGCGCGAACCAATTTATATCCCTCTATTGGAAAGCCCTCATTGGCGAGCAACTGAGCCTTTGCGGAAACTTTGTCGCACCAACTTTTTATTAACGCTAAGTGCGGCAAAAGCGCTGCGAGCTCACTAGCAGTAAGTTTATTTGCCTCCACTGGAGCCTGGGTAAGATCATGCAAACCCATAGTTGCCTTTTCCAACGCGTGCGCGGCTAACGGTTTACAGTCCGCAGCAGCCCTGCAAAATCTGCATTGACTTTCGCCAGGGTTGAACTCTGCGGTATCTGAAAGCGCCGCTGTCGCGGCTGGTTGTAGCGTTTGTTTGCCCCACTTCAAAAGCTCTGTGTGGCGCATTGTGTGAACGTCCACTGTCCCAAGGCGTGGCTGCACAATCACCATGTGAATCGTGTCTAATTGCGCGTTAAAGCCAAATTGATTAATGACTCCCAGGGCGTAGCATTTTAACTGTGGACAGTCCGCCGCCACCGGCATACGCCCATACTTGAGGTCCACCACCCAAGCCTCCCCGGCGCCAAATCTAAGAAAGTCAGCAGTCCCAAAGCCACCCTTCGCCCACAAGGAGTAGTCTAGCTTCGCCTCTATAAAAGTGCGGTCCCCAGCTATGGAGTTGCAGTAATCCACGTAGACCTGCACAAAATCAGCCATTTCAGCGGTCACCACATAACCATTAAAGGTTTTGCCTAAGAAGGATTTCGCTGGAGACTTCGAGACCAAGCATTGCTCGGCTAAAAAGTGCGCGGCGGTTCCCTCTTCAGCAGCTTCGCTGGTTGAGTCCGGCACACCCCTGCTGGCTTTCACGCTCGCTGGGCACTGAATCCATCTGTGCGCAGAGCTCGCTGAAAGCTCTGCGTGCGCGCCCTCTAACGATAATTCTTCTTGAACCAAAATAATCTCTTTTAAATTTGCATTACAACATTGGGTTGTATCATCATCCCTGACAAGCAAGTAATGCAACTTAATTTGTCACTTTTTTTATAGGGAACTTATGCACAGCAAAAACGATAAAGCACTGGTCAACGAAGCGCTGGACCAGGTGAAAGAAATTCAAAAATTAAGGTCTGACCGGCAACTAGCATTGATGCTGGATTTGGAAAAACAAAACGTGGCGGCCTGGCGTTCAAGGGGCGAAGTCCCTGCAAACCGCGCAGTACAAATTGAGTTTTTCACTGATAAAAAAATAACATGGCAGGAACTGTGTCCAAAGTTATTGAGAAACACCCAAGAACTTCTCAACAAATGAAGCTTCGTTTTTTTATTTTTATGCGTTGGGCCGTTGGCGGCACAGCAGAGCTACTCGATGACGCGACCTACGAGGTTGTTGAAATTTTGAGACGCTTAGAGCGCTGGGCCGCCGCAGAAGCCAGTAAGTTAGACTAACAAATGTAGTAAGGGGACAAGATGATAGATGAGTATGGGCACCGGCTTGTAGAGCGAGGTTATCAGATAATTCCGTTGTTGAAGGGCAAGAAAAGACCTCCGGGCACAGGCTGGCAAAACATTGTGAGCACTTCAGAGCTCGTAACTCAGTGGTCAGCGGAGATGCCAGAATTCGGTATCGGTATTCTCGCAAGCACAACATGCGCGGTTGACATCGATTGCCTGGACAAAGCTGTCAATAACCGACTGCTTCACTGGCTCAAAAATAACAACGGGCTCGGGCCTGTTCGCATTGGAGAAAACCCCAAATGCATAGCGCCCTTTCGCAACACAGAGGGCTTCAAGAAAATACGCTCGACGGAATTTGAGTCTGCGGACGGCGTAAAGCATTGCGTGGAGATCCTGGGTGACGGGCAACAATGGGTTGCGTTTGGGATACATCCAAAGACCTTAAAACCATACGAGTGGATCTCAGGGCCCTCAATTGCGGACATATTTCACGAGGACTTACCCGAGCTCACGCTCGAGACTGCAAAAAAGTTCGTTGCGCATTTCGAGGATATTGCCCGGAGTGAGGGTTGGACCGAGGTAAAAAGCGGTACGCGTGAGCAGGCCCACAAGGCCGAAGAGCTCATGAATTTTAAAGCGTCGCTCGATTTGTCAGGCGAAGAAATCGTACAAATTTTGGAAGGATTGGACGCTGATTCCGATCACGATTCCTGGGTAAAAGTGGGAATGGCACTGCATCATCAGTTCAATGGTGAGGCGGAGGGCCTCGAGCTTTTCGAGACCTGGTCGATGGGATCTGAAAAGTTTAAGGACGGTGAATGCGCGAAGCGTTGGATGTCGTTCGGTGCAAACAAAGGCGCAAGCGTCACAATGGCATCGCTGAAATTTGAGGTTGCGAAGGCCGTAAGCACAGACGTCATCGAAGAGTGCCTACCGTCTATGCTGGCTAACTGGGCCTTCGTCCAGGTGGAGGGCTCTGCTCGGGTTCTTAGAGAAGATTTAAATTCCGAGCAAATCATCCTGTATAAGCACGACGATCTAAAGAAAGAATTTGCTAACCGACGTGTTCTGGACCACAGCTCTGACAAACCAAGGATGATGAACTTGGCGGACCTTTGGTTAGAGCACCCTGAGAGACGGACATACGCAGCAGGAATCTGTTTCAGCCCTGACAGCGAGGTGCTCCAGCGGTATAACCTATGGCGCGGTTGGTCATATAAAGCCGTGCAGGGGGACGTGACACCTTTTACACAATTCGTCACTGACATTGTGGCGAGCGGTGACGCAGACCACGCAAACTACATCCTCGCGTGGATCGCCCAAATGGTGCAAAAACCGTTGTCGAAAGTCGGCGTGGGTTTGGTGCTGCGAGGCAGTAAAGGTAGCGGCAAAACATTTTTCGGAGAGCTCGTGGGTGGATTATGCAAGGCACACCACCGTATCGTTAGTAAGGCCGATCACATCACCGGAAAGTTCAACCGCCACTTAGAAGATACGTTACTGTTGCAATGCGACGAGGCGTACTGGGCACGAAATAAAGCGGCAGAGGGTGCCTTAAAGGATCTGTTAACCAACGGACGCATCACCGTCGAAAGAAAGGGCATGGACAGCTACACATCTAACAATTATACAAGGCTGCTTTTTAGCAGCAACGAGGAGTGGGTAGTGCCTGCTAGTCTCGACGAGCGGCGCTTCGCAATATTTGACGTCAGTGACGAAAGGCAGCAAGACGCTGCATATTTCGGAGGCCTCAAAAGATGGTATGACCGAGGTGGCGCCGAGGCCCTGCTTTATTTCTTGAAGAATTTCGACTTGAGCACGGTGGACGTGCGTAAAGCTCCGCAAACCGCTGCGCTAGATGAGCAAAAATTGCACAGTTTGGGCTCTTGCGACCAGTGGCTACTTGACTGCATCAACGCGGGTGAATTCAAGGACCAGCGAGCTCACGGCGACGTTTTAGAATTCGGTAAGTACGAGCTTAAAAGCACTTTTTACCAGGTCTATTGCAGCAGTGTAAAAGGCCGGTACGAGAACGCAATAAAGGAGTCTATGTTTTGGAAGCATTTAAAATCTATCGATGGCGTTATAGAAAACGATAAGAGAACCCGTGTGGGGAACAGGTTTATGCGCTACGTGCAATTTGCGAGCTCAGAGCACGCGCTGCTCGCTTTTAACAAACACCACAAGATAACCCATAACGCTTTTGCGGACGCGGACGCTTTGACGGTTGACCCGTTGGACCCTGCAAACTGGGCAGACGAGGAGGTGCCTTTTTGACAGCACCCAAGCAGAAACTTTGCAAATTGTGCGCAGAAATGAAGACTTTAGATTTGTTTTACCACCGGGCGGACGGGTCAATCGAAAACACCTGTCGCAAATGCAGGACGAGCGAAGAACGAAAACACGCCAACGCAACGCCTTCGGCCTATTTACGCAACATCGTCAATAAAGCGCGTTACGGGGCCAAGAAGCGCGGTCTGACTTTCACGATAACGCACCGCGAGATAATGGATATCTGGGACACCCAGGGTGGCAAGTGCGCACTTAGTGGCGTTTACATGACTTATGCCAAAGATGGAAAGGGTCGCAAGGAACTTAATGTTTCCTTAGATCGGATCGACCCCGAAGGCGGCTACACCGCAAAACCAAGCAATGTGCAGCTTGTGTGCTACCGCGTCAACATAATGAAACACGTCTTGCAAGAACACGAGCTCTTCTGGTGGATAAAAAATATTTGTAAAAACTTGAATTTATAGACAACTTTCAATTGACTCTACAATTAGTAGTATGGCAGTATTTTGGCAGTTGAAGTACCTACATCGGTACACCGCTTCATTACGGTGGATTAGTTTTACGAGGAGGTAAATGGGATGGGGATTGAGCAGGTAAATATCTTGGCGTCAGTGGCGCCAACCGACAGTTTGACAGACGTGGTAGCGCCAATGAGCGGCGTAAAAATTACGGTAAGGGAGTCCCACCACGAGCTCTACGAGTTCGAGTTGGTCGTGTATGACTTAGATACTGGCCTAACATTCAAGACAATAAACTCAAACAACCTTGCAGATCTTTTAGATCGTCAGCATAAGCTGCTGTTGGCTTTTGCTGTATGAAATTTATTAGGGGAGCGACGGCCTCAGTTTGAGCCGCTACACACGGACGTGAAAAAGAACGAATGCACAGAGGGCGCATGCTCTCTCAATTCGTTCAACCGTCGCACTCAATTACAACTTTGAAGAGGGTAGGCAACAATGAGTCGGAATTTTTACGAATCAACCAGGGTAAACCTCGACGGGCGCCTGGTTTCGATGTTCCTCAATCAAAACGAAAAGGGAGCGCACGCGAGGCTGCCATTTTGGAAAGACGAGAAAGTTATAGGGCCCATCTGCGAGCACGCAAAAAAAGGCCTAACAAACGCTCAATCAAGCGAGCTGGTGGGGATCTCGCCAAGCGAGGTGAGCAAAATTAGAAGAATTTATAGGGAGAGATGGCATGGATTCCGAGGCGTTAAAAGTGGTGGGTAAGGTCGCGCTAGTGGCTTTCTTTATCGTTATGTTTGGCATGGTGGGCTCTATGGACTACGAGGACGCCAAGGCGTCAGAGATGGCGTACGAGGAGCGCGTGTGCCAACAGGTTCACGGTGACTATTTAGACCTGGATGTGCGCTGTGGAGCCTGATTTCGAGTTCGTTTGCACCGAGTGCCACAAGATTTGTGATGTTTTCGATAGAACAGAAATCGACCACGAGCCCTACGGTGACCAAATTGTGGAGCGCATAAGCATTTACGTTTTGAGCGAGTGCTGCGAGGCAGACGTCGAAGAGCTAGAAATTGGTCCGGTGATCCATTGAGGCCCTCGCCGGACAGGGCTCGCCAGGCCACGCAGGACATGATGGACCAGGCGATGGACGAGTACTTAAAAAAAGGAGGTGAGATCACAATCTACGGCCCAGACGTCTATAAGCGTGAGGGGTACAAGCTTTCAAAAAAGGAAATGGCAGCGGCGTTTGCAAACCAGGCCGCTATACAACGAAATATCAGGAGGGAAAAGGATGGGAACAAAAACAAAATATAGCCGGGCTGCTAAAAAAGCAGATGACGTGCGCTTGTTTCTCAAAGCCACACCAGGCGCCAAGGCGCAAGACGTTAACGCGGCCTTCGACATTAGCATGAGCTACGCACATAAGCTTGTCGCACGCTACGCAACGACAGAGAGCAAGCCGTCAAGCGTATGGTGTGACGCCCTGGAGCGTCGAAACGCTCAGAGATCAGATGGTTCGAGCGCGGAGTACTACAAGCTTCCAAAGCACGCCAGTCAGCTACAGCATCTAATTTCGCACAAGAACATGAACTCTCAAGTCGGTGAGATCTTTAGGTCTTGCTACCGGTTCGGTGAGGCAAGCCACTCTGATGAGCTCAGGGACGCAAAGAAGATAATGTTCTACGCGCAATCGGAGGTCGAGCGGCTCGAAAGCCTTTAAGGCTTAGAGGCCCCTTCATAGGGGCCTTTTTTTTTGCCCAAATTTGTTTCATTAACTGAACATTTTTCACACAAGAAACCCTTCATATCGACAACTATAAGTTGTCATAACACCCTTATGTTGATACAATATGTCCACACACACAGAAGGGGCCGAGCATGAGCACAACAAAATCACTTTTACACGCACTGACGCTGCGCTATTTGGCGCCAGCGAAATTAGTAGTAGCAGTTAACCCAGCGCACCAGCGCACTGTCACCAAATTTTGTGAGGCTCATCGACGAGTTGACCTAAATGTGGATCTTGCAGCAAAGTACGAGGACGATGACAATCTTAACGCTGCTCACAGACGGCATTTGCGCGATGAGGAAAAATGGTTCGACGTCGCCAGCGAGCTCGAGTCTGAGCTTCCAAAGCGTGAGCTTGAGAACATATGGAAGAAATTGCCTGAACTAGTTTTTGCGGAGGACGTAGCATGAGTACACGAGCAACCTACCAAATCACAAGCGGCTTCAGTACAGCAACCCTATACATTCACCACGATGGATACTTCAAAGGTGCAGCGTCGTACTTCAAAGATACTCTGGACCTTATGCGTATCACTGACCGCCCTCTCCTTCCTTGCTTCTTGTGGGCAAACGAAAGAGCAGAGCTAACTGATGGACACGAAGCTCATGGCGATACCGAATACCGTTATGACTTAAAGAAAGAAAATGGTATATGGGTAGTTATCGCCGCGAAGCGCAAGTCTCATGCCTGCAACACTTTTGAAATGGCATGGTGGGGGACGCTATCTGACTTTGTAAACGAATTTAAATTTCAAGAGGCCGCGTAAGCGGCCCATAGGGGACAAGAAGCATGAGTAAATTTGGGTACAAGTTGGTATGCACCAATGGTGAAACCGAGGGCGATGAGGTGATTTTGGTGAAAAAGCAATTGCCTACCGTTGCGAAATTTCTTCGCGCTGAGTTGAATTGGTCGCTTGCAAGTGCGGCAAACACAATCGACCACACGCCCCACCAACCTGTTTGCTTTGACTATTTCGAGGCGATGGGTTTGATGATGGATAAAGGAATTTTTCAGAACAAATACCAAGCACGCAGCAGTTGGCACCTGGCTGAAGCCGATTAGGTTTGCGAGCCGTTGAGGTACCAAGGGGCTACGGCCCCTTTTTTGTGCGCGGTAAAACCTCCCGTACGTTTTACCGCACGCCAATGTGTGTCGGGTGTGTCGGGGTAACGACAACCTCTGGTTCACCTTGGCACACTACCCTGGCACGCTACAGCCCTTGTTTTATATACTATTTATTAAATTTAAAAAGAGTGTGTCAAGTGTGACAACCTATAAAGTAATCCACACAGAAATGAGAAAACACCCTTGTAATTGAAGGGTATGCGCCCCCACTGGCGCAGCCACAGCCCCCACTCACCCCCCGTGTGGTTTGCTTTATACCCTGGCACACACAGAACATCGGAAAAACTTAATTAAATCAATGACTTAGGTGTTCAGGGGTCGCTTTACTGTGCCGGGGTGGGCTGGCACGCTGTTTTTCCCAGATAAATATCAATAAACAATCTGTAATTGTATTCCCTACTTAGTGTTGTATGCGTCATAATGCTTGGCGTAACCCACTGATAACAAAGGGAAAACATGGCTCACAATAAAGACATCGACCTCGATGAGCTCTACAACCTGGCAAGAATCGGGCTGACAGAGGAGCAGATCGCCACGTCATTGGGCGTACACCAAAGCACCATGACCAGGCGAAAGAAGGATGACGCAGATTTTGCCGAGGCATTAAAGGCGGGAAAGCAGGCTGGTATCACCGCCGTCACGAGCGCGCTGTTCACTGGCGCCACGAACGACGCCAAGCCCAGCACAGCAGCGCAGATATTCTTCCTGAAGAACAGGGCCCGGTGGACTGACCGCATAGAGACAGAGCACAGCGGCAGCGTGAGCGTGGATGTGCAACTCGACGCAGCGATCCAAGCATTGAGAGACGCAGGCATTGACCCTTCATCTTTATGATTGGGTTATGTCTAATAACCCGGCATCACGCTGCGACAATGCCTGTCGGTGTGCATGGTGCAGTTGCTACTGCACCACGGTTTATCGCCTAGAAAAATGTCAATGAAATCAATGACTTACGTCACCCAGGGCTGCGAGAACGAAAAAGCTCTACACCCGGCGCCCCAGGCGGCTCTTCGCAAATTCGGGACTCCGGCCTGGGGGAGCTACGGTGGGTATATTCGGTTACACGTTCGGGCGGCTTTTATATGACAAAGAGCACTTCAAAAAAAGCGGCTTCAAAAAAAGAGCCCGTTGCTCTAACGGAAGAGCAAGAAAACAAGGCGGCTGAAATTGCAAAAGCCATCGCCATTGTTAAGGATCATAAAAGAACACACCGAATTGAGTATTTTAAACCGTACCCTTGGCAAGCTAAATTTTATAAAGCAGGTTTAAAAAACAAGCAACGTCTGCTGATGGCTGCAAACAGAGTAGGCAAAACAGCAAGCATGGCAGTGGAAGTTTCTTTCCATCTCACGGGGGAATACCCCGATTGGTGGGAAGGAATAACATTTAACAAGCCTACCGCCATCTGGTGCCTGGGCGTTAGTGGCGAGCAATTGCGCGACGTGGTTGTGAAGGAACTTTTCGGAGCCTATTTGGGAGACGGAAAATTTGACGGAAACGGATTAATCACCCAACAGAAAGTGTACCAAGTCACCCCTGCCATGGGCACGCCAAGATTACCCCGTGACGTTGCGGTTCGTCACAAGAACGGCAATACATCATTAGTGAGTTTTAAAAGCTATACCCAGGGCCAGCACGTACTCATGGGCTCGAGCCAGGACTTTATATGGATCGACGAAGAGCCCGTGGACCCTACGATATACCCACAAGTGTTGACAAGAACAGCCACGGGCAACGGTGGTTTAGGCGGCTATGTGACCATGACTTTCACGCCAGAGAATGGCGTGACTGAGCTTGTCAGCCAGTTCATGGACAATCGCCAGGACGGACAGTTTTTAGCCAACGCCACCTGGGATGACGCAAAGCACCTGGCGGAAGACACCAAAAAGCAGCTACTTGCTGCGATCCCTGAATATCAAAGGGACATGAGAAGCAAAGGAATCCCTGTGCTGGGAGAAGGCATGGTGTTTGCGCTCAGTGAAGAAGTTATTAAGTGCGAGCCTTTTGAGATCCCTGCCCATTATAAGAAATTGTGCGCCATCGATTTTGGAATAACCCACCCCACAACCGTTGTCTGGACGGCGTACAACCCCGATAGCGATACGATTTATGTTTTCGATTGTTATAAGAAAGAGGGGGAAATTCCAGCGGTACACGCAAGCGCCATAAAGTCCAGAGGAAAAAATATCCCAATGGTTTACCCCCACGATGGGGACGCCACCGAGAAAGGCAGTGGCAGGACGCTTGCAGAAATGTACGTTGAAAATGGCGTTCTAATGATAGGCAAGTTTACTAACCCCGACGGCTCAAACTATGTTGAGCCTGGGTTGATGGAAATGTTAGAGCGATTCAGAACGGGAAGGCTGAAAGTGTTCTCCAACCTCACGCCTTGGTTCGAGGAATTTCGCCGATACCATCGCAAAAAGGGAAAAGTCCACAAAAATTTCGACGATTTAATGGACGCCACCCGCTACAGCGCTATCTCCGTCACCAGGTTTGGGCAAAACGAATCAGAGCAGCAGCAACTAACCAACAGAACAGGATATACCTCGAATGAATACGATTATTGATGAAGATGAGTTGCTAACGGTTTTAGAGCGCAACATTGACGCGTCGGACACGTACACCAACAGCGAAGTTGGTGAGCAGCGGGACAAGGGCCACAAGTATTACTACGGTGCCCCCATGGGGAACGAGGTTCGTGGCCGCTCACATCATGTGAGCATGGACGTATTCGACGCAGTTGAGGCGGTGAAAGCCATGATGCTGGAGACGTTTAGCGCTGACCGCAACATATGCCGTTTCGACGCTCAGAGCCCTGAAGATGCTATGGGCGCCAGGATGGCTACTGCCTGGACGAACTATAACTTCTATAGACAGAACGACGGGTACAAAATTCTAACGGATGTTATTCACGACGCGTTGGTAGCTAAGACCGGAATCGTTAAGCGGTACTGGAAGTCCGATTATAAGTACGAGGAAATGGAGTTCCAGGGAGTGTCTGAGGACGATTTCAACGTGATGATGTCGAACCCTGAACTAGAGCTCATGGAGATCCAGGAGGAGATGGTCGAGGGGATGGACGAGCAAACAGGCATGGCGTATAGCCAGATGACGCTGACAGGTACAGCGCGGCGCAGGATTAACACAAGTAAGGTTTGTGTTGAGACTGTGCAGCCCGAGGATTTTTTGATCAACCCGAGAGCCAAGACTGTTCAAGACTCAGACTTTTGCTCGCACCGAATGGCCCGTACTCGTGGTGAGCTTTTAAGTGAAGGGTTTGCAGAAGAAGTGGTTGCCAAGCTTGATGAGGAGGACGCGCTCAAGGAGGACGGGTCCATTGGCCGCGACTCTGTGGACAGCTTCAGGCATGACCGCCTTGGGTTAGACGATAGCCACGACAGGGTCTATGTCACGCTCTACGAGTCATATATAAAGAGGCACGATCCTGAGCTCAACGCGTGCGTTTTTTATAAATGCCTGCACTCTAGGCACACAATGCTGGACACAGAGATCGTGAGCGAGATGCCCTTCCGCACCTTTACGCCCTTCCCGTTACCTCACAGATTTTATGGTATGAGCCTGGCCGACGTGCTCGTTGACCTACAGAAGACGATGTCTTCACTAAAACGAGGCGTGGTCGATCATTTGATGCTAACCACAACTTCCCGTTGGGTAGCCAACTTGTCATTAGTCAAGAACCCACGCGACCTGTTAGACAACAGGGTCGGTGCGGTTGTTGACGTTATGTCGCCAAACCCCGAGAGCGTGGTACGGCCTTTGCCAACCCCGCAGCTTAACGGAAATGTTTACACTGCGATTGAAAATTTCGAGCAGGAGAAAGAGGCTCGATCAGGCTCCAGCAGGATGAGCCGAGGAATGGACACAACCGCGATAAGCAAACAGAACTCTAGCGACTTGATTAATACGTTCATGAACGCCTCCAACCGACGAATCATGGTGATGTGTCGTAATTTTGCTGAAAACTTCCTAAAGCCATTAATGGAGGACATATATCGACTTGGTGTCGAGTATGAAAACGAAGAGAAGATGCTCCAGCTAGATGGTCGCTTTGTCCCTATAAACCCCGCGATGCTTGGCGACAGAACCGAAATGTCTGTTGCGGTGGCGCTGACCCCTGAAGAGCAGGCCCAAGAAGCTCAAATGCTTTTGAGTCTAGATCAGCAGTTCACGATGAACCCTCAAGACCCGACACTTGGTGGCTTGTATGGGCAGCAGCAGCGGCACGCGATGATCTCGAGGGCATTCGAGCTTCTAAACATAAAAGAGGGAGCGGCTTATTTGGTAGACCCAAACGCAGAGGAGTTCCAACAGCAACAACAGCAGCAACAACAACAGCAAGAAGAAGCCCAGGCGCGTCAGGAAGAAGTAGAGAAATTCCACGCAGGCATGACCGCTCGCCAGGTGGCTGTCTTAGAGGGCCAGTTAGAGCTCGATGTAATAAAAGAGCAGAACCGAATGCTCCTGGAGCTCGAAAAGCAAGAGTTTACCGAAGAAGAAAAAGAGGCTCGGCTAAATTTGGACACCGAGAAACTTCTTCATGACATGGAGATCCAGGAAGCAGAGTTGAAACTGGAGAAAAAACAAAACAGGAACGTATCAATTGGAAACTGATTTACAACGATTCGACAAATTCTTGAACGGCGCCAAGGCGCGAAAGGCGCCAAAGATTCACAGTAAGCAGGCGCTGAAAGAATACCTGGCTTTTAAGGCGCAGACCTCTGCGCCAGCGGAGCCACCCGCCAATAAGGCAAAACCAAAGCAACCTAACGAAAAGGACTTTATCGCATGAACGACATTGAGCAAGAAGACATAAACGAAATCGCAACGAAGGCAAACGCGGCGCAGATGGCAATCAGCTCCCCGATTTTTAACGAAGCGTTTCAGATGATGAATCAGGGGATCGTCGAACAAATTATTCAAACACCCGCTGAAGCAACTGTAGAGCGCGAGCGCTTGTACTCGATGTATAAGTCAGGGCAGTTGTTTGTGCAGCAATTTGCCACATTAATAAACAACTTTGAGTTGCGTAAGCAACCGACAGGTGAGTAAAATGGCAGAAAACAACATAGAGCCATCAGAGCAAACCGCAACGGACTCCGGTGATTCAAACATGATCGAAAGATTGACCGCCCTCCTGGAGTCCGATTTAGAGTCGGAACAACCTGAAGAGCAAAGCGAACTTGATCAAGAGGCCGACCAGGCCGACACGGTAGACACGGAGTTTGAAGATGTACTCGAAACAGACGCCGTCGAGGACGAGGAGGTCGAAGACCCAACCGAAGACCCCGAAGCGGAAGACTCAGAAAAAGAGCTAACTTTTGAAATTGATGGCGAGGTCCATACAGCAGAAGAACTAAAGCTCGGTTTTCTCAGACAAAGTGACTACACAAAAAAGACACAACTCGTCAGCGAGCAACGGAAGGCCTTTGAGGCCCAATCCCAGCAAGCCGAGGCGACGATGAGTGCCTTAATGTCCGCAGCAAACGCAGACCTTACACGCTTTCAGGGCGTGAATTGGGAAGCGGTAGCAGCAGACAACCCGGATCAGTACCGGCAGGCCAAGGCGGCCTATGAGCAAACTAAATCGACCTACGACTTTATAAAGTCCCAGGCAGATCAGTTCCAGGCTCAGACACAGCAACAGGATGCCGCGCAACTTAAACAAGACGCGCAGGACTCTCTGACTGTACTGAAGACTCAAATCCCTAATTGGACTAACGATTTATATTATCGAATAGGCGATTATGCTCATAAAAATTTAGGTGTAAGCAGCGAAGAATTTAACAAAGTTGCTGATCATCGGATTATTACCGCTCTACACAAGGCCATGCTTTTTGATTCGGCAAAACAGGTGACGGCTAAGAAGAAACTCAAAGCCAGCGCCACTAAAACTTTGTCAGGCAGTAAAGCTGACTCAAGCACGACTACGAAAACTGAGGGCACACGCAAAGCGCGTGAGCGTCTGAAGAAAACGGGCCGAATTGAGGACGCCGCCGCTGTCATCTTGAGCAGGATGAAATAACATGCCAACAGTATCAGGTACACTAAAAACCTTCGACCAGGTCGGTAAAAAGATCGATTTCGAGGACGTCATTTACGATATTAGCCCAACGGCTACACCTTTCCTTAGCAGTATTGGTAGCTCAACAGCTACAGCAACACTGCACCAGTGGATGCAGGACTCTCTCGCCGCAGTTGGCGCTAACGTACTTGTTGAGGGGGCAGACGCAGGCGCTGCATCAACCATCACACAAGTTGTTAAAACAGCGAACACGCAGATCTTTGGTAAGGTCGTAGCGACGTCCGGCACAGCAGAAGCGGTAGGCACCTATGGACGCTCTAGCGATTTAGCTCTGGCGATCAGTAAAGCAGCCAAGGAACTAAAGCGCGACATAGAACATTCGTTTGTTGGTTTGACGCAAGCCGGTACCGCAGGTAACGGAACCACTGGAAGGCAGCTAACATCTGC